ATGCCGCGAGGCGGCACCTTCCCTGTAAAGAAGGTATTCATATCACGGTTTGCTGGTGGTAAGGTAATGGAAGCTGACTTTGCACAGCTTGAGTTCCGCGCTGCAGCATTCCTATCACAAGATGGAGTTGCTATTGAAGAAGTATCTACTGGATTTGATGTACATGCATACACCGCTAAAGTTATTACCGATGCTGGTCAACATACGACTCGCCAAGATGCAAAGGCGCACACATTTGCACCGCTCTACGGTGCCAGTGGGTATGGAAGGTCACAGTCAGAAGCGGCGTACTACAAACACTTCAACGAAAAGTACAAAGGCGTGGCCTCTTGGCACTCCAAGCTGGCTAAAGAAGCTGTAAACACTAGACGTATCACGACACCATCAGGTAGGCAGTTCGCCTTCCCTGACGTGGTACGTAAGACCAATGGCACTGTGTCCTACTTCACACAGATAAAGAACTATCCGGTGCAGTCATTCGCCACGGCTGATATCGTGCCTGTCGCACTGCTACACATTGATGCCTTACTCAAGGACATGCGTAGCTGTGTGGTCAACTCAGTACACGATAGTATCGTCATTGATGTACACCCTGATGAAGAACAGCAGGTAATCAATGTCATACAGGCTACGAATGATGCACTACCTTCACTCATCACAACCCGCTGGGGTGTGGTGTTCAACGTACCACTACTATTAGAAGCAAAAATAGGAGATAATTGGCTTGACGTAGTGGATGTAACCTGATATAACTATGGAACTTGACTCAGAAAAAGGAGATATAAACATGACAGAACTTACAACAATCGACACTAACAATTACGCAGCAATGGCTCAAGCTATGGGCATTGCCCACGAGGGTGGGTCTACTAAGCAGCAGACCAGCACTCTGGCCCGTCTGCGTATTCATCACACACCTATCATGGGTGAAGCAGAGGTGAATGGTAAGCGTGTAAATATGGAGGTGATTGAAGGCGGTCACTACAAGCTGGAGATTCCAGATGGACCTACCTACTACGCCAAGGATATTGCAGTGCGCCCATTCATGCAACGCTTCATGTACAAGAAGTTTGTGATGGCCTCTGGGAACACCCCCAACCGTTACGTCAAGACCGTTATGGCTGATAACCTTAACATGGACCTGAAGGATAACGATGGTGGGTTTAACTGCGGCAAGCCTTCTGGCTGGATTGAAGACTACAAGTCACTGCCTGACGCTACGAAAGAACTCATCCGTTCTATCAAGCGTGTTCGTGTAGTGCTTGGCACGGTTGAACTAATCAACCCCGTAGATGCAAGAGGTAACTCTGTAGAACTTGAGGCTACCCCATTCATCTGGGAGATTGACAACCGTGATGCCTTCAAGACTGTCGGCACTTGCTTCAGTAAGCTGGCTAAGATGAAGCGTCTTCCTGTGCAGCATACCATTTCCGCACAGACTGAAGAGCGTAAGCTGCCTAACGGTAGTAGCTTCTTCTTGCCTATCGTAAGTCTGGACGTTACTAAGACGGTTGAACTGTCTCAGGATGACCAGAACAGGTTTGCTGACTTCATGGCATGGATTGAGAACTACAATACATACATCATCAATGCCTATGCTGAGAAAGCTATCAGCAAGAACGATGCAGACTTGGATGACGTTGACCTTGACGACATCATGGATGTTGAAGTAGAAGAAGAGGTAGCGTAATGCAGCATCCTGCTGAACTGGCGTTGCATCAGTACATGTCTGCTGCTGTAAAAGGCAACAGCACTATGTCAGAGGATACCATCAAGCAGGTAGCCACTGATGTAGCAGATGCACTGAAGCGTCAGTTCGGTGGGGGCAAGTCGAGAGATGACTTCAGGCTACGTATGTCAAATGTAGGCAGACCTAACTGCCAGCTTTGGTATGACAAGAACAAGCCTGAAGTCGCTCTCCCTTTTCCCACCACATTCATTATGAACATGATGATAGGTGACATTGTAGAGGCAGTATTCAAAGGCTTGCTCAAAGAAGCGGGTGTGGAATACCAAGACTCTGACAAAGTTACGCTGGAGTTAGACAACACAAGCATCAACGGTGAGTACGACATTGTAATCAATGACGCTGTTGATGATATCAAATCTGCATCCAACTGGTCCTACCAGAACAAGTTTGAATCGTATGATTCACTTGCCGCTGGTGATGGCTTTGGCTATGTGGCACAGCTTGCTGGCTACGCCAAGGCTGCTGACAAGAAGGCAGGTGGATGGTGGGTAGTGAACAAGGCCAACGGCGAGTTCAAGTACGTACCAGCTACAGGTTTGGATGTAGACACAGAGGTAGCTAAGATACAAGATACCGTGGCTACCGTTGAAGCTAATGAGTTCAAGCGTTGCTTTGAACCTGTCGTGGAGAAGTTCCGGGGCAAGGAGACAGGCAACAAGGTACTCAATAGTGGATGCAAGTTCTGCTCTTACAGGTTTGACTGTTGGGATACCCTGACAGAAAGACCTGCTGTTAAGTCACAGGCTAAGAACCCTCCGATGGTATCATACATAGGAGAAGTCGTTGGCTGACCACAAGCAGTTTAGAGCGGCGCGTAAGTACGGATATAGGAGCGGGTTGGAACTAAAGGTTGCCTCTTGTCTTGACGAACAGAACATCTCATATCTATATGAGAAGGTCAAGATTGAGTGGGAAGACTTAGCCTACCGCACCTATACTCCAGACTTTGTGCTGGACAATGGTATTATAATTGAGACAAAGGGCCAGTTCACAGCGGCTGACAGGCGTAAGCACCTTGCTATCAAGAAGCAACACCCCAAGCTAGACTTGCGGTTCGTGTTTGAAAGCAGCAGACGTAAGCTACGTAAGGGTGCCAAGTCTACATACGCTGAATGGTGTGTCAAGTATGGCTTCCTATACTATGACCGTATCATACCAGAGGATTGGCTCAAGGAGAAAGGCAAGAACAAGCACAGCAAGTTCATTAAGTTTAGCGGCACTAAAGTGAAGAGGAGATACAAATGACAAAGCAAGAGTTGATAGACCACCTGAAAGATGAGGATTTCGTTATTCGCATTAGGCCATTCGCTGATGAGGATGGACAGTGGAACGGAGAGATAGACATATCTATTATGGCTTTCCCCAAGAATCCAATGGACGATGAAGACTATGGCAACGTAATGCATTTCGTTAAGATGATGTGCGCCACAGTACCTCTCATGGAACAGCAAGAAGAAATGCGTAATGCTGTGCATGATTATGTGATGAATGTTATTGACAACGAGATGGAGATTGATGTAGAACTAGAGGACGAGATTGGAGTACAGAAGACCTATGACGGTAACGTAGTTCATCTCAACTTTAACACTAAGACAGGAGGTACAGCATGAGACACGAGGCATACATGAAACAGATGATGGAAGAAGCAGAGCAAGCTGGGAAGGAAGCCTACAGTAATGTGGACATGGTAAACAGCCCACCACACTACAACCAGACAGGCATTGAGTGTATTCATGCTATCTCTGCAGCCACTAACGATGGCTTCAAATACTACCTACAGGGAAACATCCTCAAGTACCTGTGGCGTTTTGACTACAAGGACAAACCTCTTGAGGATTTGAAGAAGGCCCAGTGGTATCTGGACAAGTTGATTGAAGAGGTAATGGCAGATGGTAAGAGTTAAGATGTACATTACCATTGATGTAGATGAAGATGAATACCCCATACCTGCAGATGGGCAGGTTGGGGAGGAAATAGAGGATGGCATACGTGAATACTTCTATGATGTAGACGGTGCTGACATTAAGACAATAAGAACGATAACGGAGTGACAGATGAACAATTATCTACCAACAGACTACCAAAACTTCATCGCGCTATCACGGTATGCCCGATGGAAAGAAGATGAACAACGCCGTGAGACATGGGTTGAGACAGTAGAACGCTACTTTGACTACATGAAGAACCACCTGTACAGTACATGCAATTACGTGCTGTCAGATGAACTGCGTGGCGAACTAGAAGAGGCTGTGCTGAACCAAGACATCATGCCTAGCATGAGAGCCTTGATGACATCCGGCCCAGCACTAGACCGCTGCCACGTTGGTGCATACAACTGTTCCTACGTGCCTATAGACAGCCCACGGGCATTCGATGAGACTATGTACATCCTCATGTGTGGCACGGGTGTAGGCTTCTCTGTGGAGCGTGAGAACGTGGACAAGCTGCCTGTCATTAATGAGGACATGCACAATACAGATACAGTAATCAAGGTTGGTGACAGCCGCCCCGGTTGGGCAAAGTCTCTGCGTGAACTTATCTCTCTGCTATACGCAGGTCAGATTCCCAAGTGGGATGTATCAGAGGTGCGTCCTGCGGGTGCAAGGCTCAAGACATTCGGTGGTCGTGCCAGTGGCCCAGCACCACTAGAGGAACTGTTTGAGTTTGTCATTGCCAAGTTCAAGAACGCAGCAGGTCGTAAGCTATTCCCAATTGAATGCCACGATATCATGTGTAAGATTGGAGAGGTTGTAGTTGTCGGTGGTGTACGCCGTAGCGCACTAATCAGCCTGTCTAACTTGAACGATGACCAGATGGCACATGCCAAGTCAGGTATGTGGTGGGAG